TTGTAAACGCTGACGAGGACCTGATGTGTACCATTCATAGGCACGCTCTAATGCATCAGCATTCAATGCATCTTGCTCCGAGTGCGGGTCATCAATAATCAAAAGGTCTGCACCTCTTCCTGTAATTGCACTCCCGACGCCCGCTGCGTAATACTCGCCGCCTTGTTGAGTTTCCCATTTACCTGCAGCCTGACTATCTTCTCTAAGTCTGGTTTGAAAAACTTGTTTATAGTCTTCGGTGTCCATCAACGTTTTAGCTTTACGCCCGAATCTGACAGCGAGCTCCGTGGTGTGAGTAGATTGAATAATTTTGAGTTTCGGGTTTCTACCAATCATCCAAGCGGGGAGCATGTAGGAACTAAATTCGGATTTCGTGTGACGGGGAGGCATGTTAATAATAACACGTTTTAATTCACCTCTAGCAATTTTATTAAATTTTTCTGCAATAATTTTATGATGGGACCCTTCGATAAATTCAGGCCAAAGATGTTTTACAAAACTCAAAAAATCATTTTGAATTTTATATTCTTTTTTCTTATCCGCATATTTTAAAAACATACGCATAAAATCTTTTTGTACGTCCGGGGGTAATTTCTTTATCTTTTCTAAGTCAATGTCCATTTGGAAAAAATTTTTTATAATTTTTTTGCATCAATGTTTTTGATGTTCACAATGAATTTAACCCGTATCTTTATACAAATCAAGGCATAAAGGCCCGAGCTTGGGACCCCTTTGTATAAATATATATTTAAAGAAGAAGCCGCATGCCAATTTCGACATGCGGCTGGTACCTCTATCAGTCTAGTAGAGTCATGTAGGCAGAAGGATTGAGTTTCATAAACTTGCTCAATCCTTTACGAACAGTGTCGTAGTCCTCGTTAAGTTCAGCTGTCTTAATCTCATCATGTAGCTTAGCTTGCTCTAGGGTCAACTCAGCTGACTCACCAGAGAATGGGTTGGTCCTTGTTACGCGCTCTTCCATAGTTCACCTCCACTCGCTTTGTTTAAACACTCCAGGTATTCTGTTTCAGTCATCATCAATTCCTGGGTACAGAATGCATGGCGCGCTTGTTGTGTAGCCATCAGTCTGTTATCTTTTAGATAAGCCACCGCTTTATCTAAAATGTATTGACGCTTTGCGCCACCTGGTTTGTATTCGTCTTTTAGTTCTTTCATTTATATCCTTTCGTTGTAGGGGATATTATAGGAATAATATCCCCTTGTCAACTATGTCCTTTCTATTATTTGTGTATCAATATAATTTCCCCAGTGCCCAGTCTTTTCTTCCTTGATTATATCAACTGGTGTTTCCAGCGGCTCGACGCGAGGTTCTAGGTTAATGATTGCTTGTAGATGTTTATCTAAAAAGTCATGCTTGCACCTGTCATCACAGAAGTAATGAAACCATTGTGTATTAGACTCAGTATTCCACCAATTCTTACGACTTATTTTTCTAGTCCTCAATACCTTGTTACCTTTCACACCTCTAATTCTAGATTGAGTATGATAGGTATGGCAGTTGGGTCCATGACAATAATTAAATTCGCTCATAGGTCCTCACAAAATAGTTGCGCCACAGATAAACCCATACACACAAACATACCTACACTAGATATGATTGCGACTACATCTGGCAAAATATTAAATGCACCTAACAGCATAAACATCACAGCCATGAATGAAAAAAACACAGCTTTAAATACAAACCACATTACGCTACCTTTTCAATAAATGGATTTACTGCTGTGGTATATCTTTTCTTTTCGATATCCCAAAAACAAAAACATCTATTGCCTTTCTTATCTATCCATTGATTTGACTTTTCATCAAACACTCCAAGTCTGCTATCAAACTTTTTGTGTTTCTTCATGTACCAACTTACTTTAATCATATTTATATCCTTTCGTTATAGGGGATAGTATAGGATATACTATCCCCTGTCAAGTGTTAGTTTACAGTCGCCTGTAAAGATTTAAAGTAGGCGATCTTTTCTTCTCGACTACTAAATTGTTCTTCTTGGTCTGTTAGCATATCAGCGAGATTAGTCGGACTGAATACTGACAATGCCATTGATGATTGTTCATCAATAACACTTTCGTTTAAAGGTATTCCAAGTTTATCAAACAACTCTTTCGCTTGACTGAACTTTGTATATGTCCTTAGACCTTGTCTTAGTTTCATCACTTTTTCATTGATGTACTTAAACATATTCTCATGTGCTTGAACGAGTTTTTCTTGTGCTATGGTAAACTCATTAAAGACTGAATGTGTTATATCATCAACTTTGAATTGACGAGAATGACAATAGCTAGTTCCAATTACAGGAATAGTTTTTGCTTTCCACTCATCATGGTGTTTATTTCTGCCGTCATCATTTTTATCACGACTAAACCCAAGATAATTTCTTACTCTACTTTCTTCTTCATAGTATCTTGGATTTTTCTTTTCACCTGACCAACGCAAATCAAAATCTGGGTCTAGCCCTTTTTGTTTTAACTCATCATAATAATATGCGTATGCAAATTGATTACCATAAGTTCCATTAGGTCTGGCGTCTAAAGTCATTTCTACATGGATTTCATTTTCGTTTATCCTAGTTTTTGTTTCCCCCTCACAGTTTTGATAGGTTTCCTCACTTGGATTAACAAAATAAAAACAATTATCATCATGTATTCTACCGCCGTCATCATTGTACTTTGCTCTCATTGACTTGATAGTATCTACATCTTCTTGCGGTTGATGACTTCTTACGACATTAGTTATAAGTTCCCAAACCTTTGGGTACATTGCGTCAAGTCTTGCTTTCGCATTGTCGTAAGTTTGTCTTGCTTTGTTTGATTGTGTTAAGAGATAATTCTCATACACATTTTCAATAGACTTACGCTTGTCTGCGTTTAGTCTAAAGTCTTTTGTAATTGCAGTCATTTTATATCCTTTCGTTAGCAATTATTTTTTTCTTGTACACCCCTTGACAATATATGTCAATAGGATTATGTAGGATTGGGTATATCCTTAAGTCCCCGCTGGACAATTGCGCAAGTGATCACTTTAGCGGGGCACCCTGGATACAGTGAGCAGGTGTAAATCCCACGGCTGGAGCCTGACCTGCTCGCTGGATCCAGGTCCATGGGAAATAGATATACATCCTTGGGTCCATTTTGTTCATTACAAAAAGCTTGCCGGGTTTCTGTTAGTTTCCTGGCAAGCCGCGAGCTCCAAGCTTCAAGCGGCAAGCTTCGAGTTATCCACAGCCCTGTTAATAATTATAAATTTAAATTTGACATATGTAGGATGATCCTATATATGTATAGCTGCGTCCAGTTGCTGGTCTCGACGTCGTTAAACTCAAAACCAGCACAAACAGAAAGGATATAAATGACAACAATAACTTTTAAAAACGATGATGATCGAAAAAACTTTCAGATCACCATGGCGCTAACAATGCTTCGTTACGAAGTAAAAAGCGGACATAGAGTATGCGATCCTAGAAAGGCTTCAACGCTAAGGACTTTAAGATGGTACTGGCCAGAATTGAAGAAGACTAAAAAGGCTGCATACAAACAATTGGTGGAGGCAGGTATTTATGAGCACCTCGATAGAAGTAAAAATTAGATGGGGTTCAGCTGGTGAGTCTACAAAGACTTACCAGTTCGAGACCGAAGAGCAAAAAGCTTTTTTCATGAAAGGCGTCGACGAAGCGGAAGGATGGTTGAAGTATGAAATACTCGAGACGGATTAAAAAACATGATCTAACAGCGTGGTTCCTGGAGGACCACGCGACGCTGCCGGCTAGTTATGTAAAATCTTGCGAAAAATTTTTTCGCGAGCTGGGAGAAGAGCGCGGCAAGCTACAAGCAACAAGCGACGAGCCACAAGCAACAAGCGTCAAGCGTTGCAATTTATTCACCACTATGTTAAATAAAAAAACAGAAAGTGAGAAATAAAAAATGTTAATCAAAGAAGCAAAAGAAATCATTGTGTCACTCAGCAGGCCTTCAAAGATGCCTGGCCTGAGCTACAGTCTACCCGCTGCAACATGCAAGACCGGGTCGAAGCTTGCGCAGGTTGAAGGTTCAACTTGTTATAACTGTTATGCGAAGAAGGGTTGTTACGTGTTCAGCAATGTTCAGGAAGTCTTATACAAGCGACAAGCAGCAACGAGACACCCGCTATGGGTCCGGGCAATGGTTGCCAGTATCTGGAAGACATCACACATGAGATGGCACGATTCCGGCGACGTCCAAGACCTGAAACACCTGGCGAAGATATTCAAGGTTGCTAGACTCACGCCACATATTCAGCATTGGATGCCAACAAGGGAGGCGTGGGTCAAGAAGTACTTACACAAGAAACCAGCTAACCTGGTGATTAGGTTTTCTGCTGCCATGGTTGATGGCGACGCGCCGGCGAGCTGGCCCAACACATCAACGGTTGTCACAGATATTAAACTGGCTACATGCCCGGCCCCGCAGCAAGACAACAAGTGCATGAGCTGCCGCAAGTGCTGGGATCCTAAAATTAAAAACGTTGCCTACCATGCACACTAAATGAAACTAGCAACAATCAAACAGATCCAGGAGCTCAGGCGCCAAGCCGCGAGCGACAAGCCTCAAGCAGCAAGCTGCAAGCAACGAGCTTTCTTTGATGATTTTTATTATCCGGATGTTTGGTATAAGATCTGGTTACAAGGGATAGAAGAATATTTAGAGAAAAGGCACAAGCGTCAAGCTTCAAGCCTCAAGCTGGGCCCAACCGCCAAGCTCAGCGAGTAACAAGCCGCAAGCTTCAAGCCCAGTTTCCAAAGCATCAAGCTGCAAGCCACTCGTAGCGAGTGCCTCAACTTGTTGTCCTTCATAAAGATACGAGAGACTAGAAGCGAGGGACTTTACTAAGATAAAACTGTTCAGTGGATGCCTCATATGGAAGCTAATTTGGTGTGGTGAGAGACGTACTTTCTTACTCGTAGTTACTTTTAGTTCAAGTGTAAAAAAGAAATGATTTTTATTGTATACCAATAGATCTGGAACACCTGGAACGCTTAAATTTTCTATTCTTGTAAGCTGAAAGTCTTTAAATTTTTTTCTAACTTCTTGATAAAATTTTGCTTCTGGTTTCAAGGTAATAATTCCTTTGTGTTTTAATAATCTCTTACATATCCAGGAGGCAATATTAGCGTCTCCTCTTTGTTCGGTTTGAGCACAACTCGGATAGATGGATCACCTGGAACGCTGCTCTCATGAACTTCAATTCTTCTGATTTCTTCAAGATAGCCATTTGGCATGGCGATATAAATTCTTGCATTGCTAACTGCATTACCCCTAAGTCCTTTTGGACCCATTGTAAATTTATCTAAATATTCTTGTAAATGTTTAACAAACATTTTAAATTTCTCCTTTTTAAGATGGTGCCACCACATTGCGACACCACCCACAATCAATAAACCAACATATTGGTTTGTTTTTACAACACTTGTTTTTACAGATTATTACGCTATAAGTCAAGAGATGGGTAGACACAAAGAATTAACAGAAAAGCAAAAAAAATTTGCATACGAACTAGTGAGTAACGAAGGTCGTAAAACAAAAACAGAATGCGCCATTGATGCTGGTTATGAAAAAGATAGAGCAGTTATAACTGCATCAGAATTAACCAATCCAAGAAAGTATCCATTAGTTGTTCAATACATCGGTCAATTAAGAGAAGAGTTTCAAAAAAAATATGAGGTGACTTTTGAAAAACATATTAGTGAACTGGCTAAACTCAGGGAAGAATCTCGTAAGAAAGGAGCATGGACCGCTGCTATCAATGCAGAAGTAGCTAGAGGTAAAGCTGCAGGATTATATGTTGAACAAAAAATTATTAGAACAGGTAAGTTAGAAGATTTAACCGCCGAGGAATTGGAGCTTCGTATGAAACAAATTATGCACGATTATTCTCCAATCCTCGAAGGCGTTGAAGTCAAAGAAATTGAAGAGAAAGTTAAAAACTATTCGTCTTCCTCATCTTCATCATCATCATCAAAGTCCTCATCTTCAACTTGATCATCAGATTGCATATCCCAAACTTTATGTCTTAAAGTTTGAAGATCATCTTCAAGTCTATCAATGATATCCTCGATCGTTTCTTCTTTTTTCTTTT